TTTATAATTGTGTTTTATCTGCTTTAAATACTGCATTATCTGCTGTTAAATTTCCTCCAAAATAGCTAATCATATCCGCTGTAAACGGTGTTACTGGAACAAGTCCCCAACAAGTGGGAGCAGATAAATCGTTGATTGCGAATGTTGACCATTGTTCATCGACACCAAAGGCATCGTTAGTCTCCATATCACAATATACCTTTCCCCAATTTATTTGATTCGCCATTTCTCTTTATTAAATAACTATTTAATTTAATTTCGTTTTCCTTTTTAGGCTTATAAACCTTCTTTGTTTCCCCCTTTATAATACCCATCCAGTAAAGTTTACATCTCTCTCAGGGTACATACCATCATTTTGATTACTTGTAAATTCAGGGTATAAACTACTATTGTAATTCATATAGTCCATAAATCTTTGTGTGTAGAACTCAGCAGTTTCATTTGCATGGGCTGCAAGTGTTCTAATCTCAGACTCATCTACAGAAGTAGCATTCTCTGAATTATGCTTGTAAATTCCACCATTAGATATTTGATACGCTGCATAAGGAATATAAGTCGCTTGAGTGTACCAAATAAGCATCGGTTTGATATAATCATTAACCAATATTTGATAGTTACCAGATAAAGTGTCTGCAATAATTTCAGCTTGTAGTTTGTCGTATAATTTAGTTCCTAAGTAAGTTTGAATCTCTGTATCTTGAGCTACCTCAACAAATTGAATTAATTTGTCAGCATCAAGATTGCCATCGAATATTGACTTTCTCTTTAACTCTTTTAATGTTATAAATAATGCTTTCATTTTATTCCTCTTCGTTAGGTTCTAATTCTTCAGTTTCGACCTCTGTGATTGACAATTCTTCTTCATCAACCTGACTAGATAGTTTTTCACCAGTCTCTTCCTCTCTCTTAATTTTAGTTGCGATATTATCCAACTCTGTAAATTCAATTGGTTGTAGAGTTGTAAAGTATAAGTCAAGAGCGATTCCATTAAACGACAATAACTCTTTGAACGCATCAATAAGTAAAGTCTGGAATGGTCTAATTACAATGTTATCCATAAGGATGGAAGCAGTCCTAAGTTCCTCAGCATTATTACCAAACCCTGTATTATCTTTAATACCTAATAAGATAGGTGATACAACACCATGACCAATCATAATCTTTTCTCTACTCTCCTTAGCTAAGAAGTCGTATTGTGCGTGTGCATCAGGTAAGTGAATAGGCTCTACTGTAGACTGCTCTTCTGAACTTTCATTAAACGCTAGTATAAATCTACCTGCATTAGATGACCCACTGAATTTATCATATATCTTTCTCTCGATTCTCTCTTGAATCTCATCTGTAGGTATTCCATTATTGAAATTAAGTAGTAAGGAAGGTTGTAATCCATTCTTAATGTTGTTAAGATGATAGTTAGACACCTCTTCCTCTAAAGAACAGTATTGTAAACACCCTTGATAATCTACAGGTGAGTAATAATAGAACCCTGCTCTATACGGTTTAACGCAGTATATTTCAATAGTTTCTGACCTACCACCATTCTTATATGAAGGTATTCTTTTGGGCTTGTCAGAGGGCTTTATATTAGCCCAATCTGGATGATAGTAGTAACCTTTAACTTTACCGTCTTTAGCCTTCTCAGCTCTTAACGTTTCCATAGGGAAGTGATAAAGTCCTGATATCTCTTTCTTGCCTTTCTTATAAACAACTTGAATAGCTGATTGACCAAGCATTTTAAGGTCGTTAACCATTCTTTTAACATCACTAGGTCTAAGAATAGCTTGCATCTTACCAAACATCTCAGGTTTCTCTTTTGAGTCTGTTGCGTTTAGTCCTCTACCATAAACCATATCAACAATACCATTGATACATCTTGAATTTGTAGGGCTACCTAAGTATCTCTCTATCAATTCTTTAAAGTAGTCATTACCATCACCATACTCAACCCAATCCTTTCGAGCATTCTCTTTTACTGTTGGTATTTCATAGCCAGATAAGTTAACAACCCTTAAACTAGGATTAGCCTCTTTAGGAGCTTCTACTTTTCTTGCTGATTTTATTGTTCTTCGACTCATATTATTATATATTGTTGCCCTGCTGCATCAGAATCATAATTATTGTATTCATCTGTGTTTAAAGTGTGAGATATTGTAGTATCTATTTTAGAAGTGCAATAAACCTTATCTCTATACAGTAAAGTTTCACCTTGTTTTACTTCTATTGAATAACTGCTATCCTCAGACAAAATGCTAAAGGTGCAATCTATATCTAAGAAATTACCGTTGACTACAGAAGTTAGAGCTTCTAAAGACTCTGTTTTCTCTGTACCATCTTCCCTAATCACTAATTCTAAATCACTAGCCTCAATGTATTCTCTAGGAATAATACTTATGGTTTGACTATCTGTGTTTGGTAATAACCTTATCATATAAGTATAACCATAAAAGGTTGTTTATGTTCAAAAAAAAGAGGGTTACATTTCTGCAACCCCCCTTTCAATTATCAAACGAATACTATTAAGAGTTAGTTCCCTCAGTAACTGTTACTGTTGCACTAGTCATTCCTGCGAATGGGTCAGCAGCAGTAGGTGCTGATACAAAGTTTGCAGGTTCAACTTCCATAGAAGATAAAGTAAGTGTATAACCACTTAAATCTCCCATAGCAGCTCCTGTAACGATTGTACCACCAGATACATCAGCTCCATGTTCAAGACCCATTAGGAATACGTTTCCATTATAATCTTCAACCGCAACGTGAGGTCTACCATAAGCTAACAACTTAATCTCTTTGTGGTCCTCTTTAGACAACTTCTTAAGTGTTAAATTTAGTGTTTGCTCAAAGAATGTCGTACCATTCTCTCTTGAGGAAGTAACATTTTGCTCAAAGCTACTTGCACTCTTCAGTTCATATTTGTAAGCAGTAAAAGTTCCTGATAAATCTGTAATTTCATCGTCAGTCTTTGATACAGTACCTAAATCGCCAAAATCAACGAAATAAACTGCTCTAAGACCACCAACTACATCTTTACAAGGTTCTTTTCTACCTTTTGTTAAATCACAAGCCATATTATAAGGTATTAAAAAAGGGTAGGTAGGCTTTTCGGCTTACCCACCCTTTAAGTTAGTTAATTGATTATTTTTTATTATGGGTTATTAGCAGTGTTAGCGATACCGTAAGTTACGATGTCATCAACAATACCATACTGTACACCTGCAGTAAATCTCATTACGACTCTTACGTTTTGAGAACCATCAAGGTCAGCCATATCGATAACTTTAACTTCGTTTTGGTCAGACAATAGACCAGTACCGAAGAATAAGTTAGACTTTTCAGCAGCGATAGCATCGTTATCAGCAAGACCGTTAGCTACAAATAATTTCACACCGTCAAAAGAAAGTGCACCATTATTCCACCACTGAGTACCCATATTGTTAGTACCGTTAGCCCCTAAACCTGATGCACCAAATCCACCTAAAGCTCTTACATAAGCTCTTGCGATATTTTGAGATACATAGATGTATAAATCTTCACTTCCATAAACCGCAGAAGGAATAGCATCTACGATTTTACCTAGCTCAGTAATTACGTTAGCAGCAGTAACTGTAGTACCTGCAATTTCGTTTGCAACAGGTAAAGCAGCATCCGCTCCTAATAAAGTAGATAATCCATTAAATTGTCCATTTGTAGCTGTATTTCCTGCCCAGATAGATTGCTCAGTTCTTTGAGCAACTTTAGCAGCTACATGAGCCAATAAGAAGTCAGAGAATTTAGAAGGCATATTGCTGTGAGCTGAAAAGCCCATAGAAAGTGCTTCCCAATCAGAAACGAAGTCTTTCTTACATAGTTGCAAGTTAACTTGTTGCTCTTCTGGTTGAAGGATTCTTTCGTCAAGTGTAATTGTTGAAGTAGGGTCAAAATCACAAGTTGCATCCTTAACGATATCGTCAGTAGAAACTTTTTTGATTACCTCTTTTAACTTTACATTTGGCTTAACGGTAATACCACCATTTGAGATAGTAGAACCTTCAAGTAAAGCAGCAGCGATATACTCACCTGCAAACTCACCTGCATAAGTAGTAGAAATTGATGTTGTTGTTGGCATTTTATTTGATTTTAGTTGTTTTTATTATTTGTTTAGTCTAGCTAAAACTCTATCAAGAGTTGTTCTAGGTGCGCCTTGAGAATACAAGTGTAAATTCTTGTTTTCTGTAGAATTTTCTGGGCTGTGAGTTAAAGGAGCTTCATCAGCAGATAGTTCTTGAGGAACTTCTTGCTTAGACTCTTCTTTTGCCTCTAATTGACCCATTAACTTTTCAACCATAGCTTTAACTTCCGCTAATTCTTCTTTGGTTGCATAAGACATTTCAGCTTTAGGCTCCATAGCCTCCACTTCTTCAGTAGCCTCCACTTCTGGTGCTTCTTCTAATTGAACTTCCTCTTTAACCTCTTCAGCGTTAACTTCAAGTTGTACTTCTTCTTGTACAGTTTCTTGAGTCTCCACTTCTTCAGTTGAAGATAAAAGCACATCCTTTAGTTTAGAAACGATTTCTGTTGCTTTCATATAAATTAATGTTTATAAATATTACTGATTAAAATTAAACTGTTGTATTTTCAAGTACCGTCACCAGTTATATTACCGATACCTTGACCTCTTAAAGTTCCATCACAACATTTCTTTGAGTATGTTTTACCATCTTTACATAGACAGCCTCTACTACCTCCTTTTGGGGATGAATAACTAGGTGTTTCTTTCATTCTTTTTGTCATAGACCTGCGTTTTGTGTTCTTGATATAAAAAAGATAATGTCCCATATTTTAGCATCTCCTCCATCAGCAGTTACTTTTGGAGTAAGACCATTTGCTAAAGCATTTGCATCTAAATAATATTGAACCATTATGTGTTGGTTTTGTGTTGCATCGTTTCCTTTGTAAAAACCTAAAGCCATATTAATTCTATCGTAGTCATCTGCTCCTGTTAATTTAAAATCTAAGTGAGTTTGGTTTGCATTTGCTGCACTCTTTTTGAATACAACAGTAACCGCATAAACATCATTCTCATTTAAACCTACGAACTTTTGATTTGCTACATCGTAAAAGTCTATACTTGGATGACTTCTTACAACACTACCTGCATTGTTAGGTAAGGTAACCTCAACACCATCCGTTAAAAGAACCTTATGTTCATCATCTGAACCATCATAAAATGTATCATTGTATCTAGCCCAACCTAAATTTTGAGTTGTACCTAAATTTTGAGTTTGAGGATATACAATTACATTTTCTCCGTTATGCCCCATATATAAAGCACTATCGGTTCGCATCATAGCACCGTTTTCTATATTCACTGAATCTACCTCAGCCTGTGTAGTGTCTTGAACATGAACTCTGTATGAAGTGTTTTTATTTGTAGCCATATTTACTGTTTAGGTACGCAATTAGGTACTTTTCTACCGTTTTTAGTTTTAAATCCGACCATTTCATATCCTTCCTGACAAGGATTCACATCCTCTAACTCTTCTATACCTCTTAACTTAGATTCAGTCCAGTTAAGCATACTTTTACCTCCCCATAGAAGGTAACTTATAGTTCCACAAGCCTCTGGCTTACTAGGGTCATAATATTCAGCAGCTCTACTTAAATAAGAGTAAATTCTCTTTAAAGTTGGTAGGGTGAACTTCTCACCTCTAGCTAATTGTTGGCCTCTAACCTTACCTACTTGCGTTGCACATTTATTACCTAATTCTTTGTTCCTTTTTATACCTAATTTGGCATTATTTGATGCAGATTCAGGATAACCTCCGTAAGATTCTAACTCAACCTCCTCAGAAAGCATTTCAAGAGCTTCTAAGAGCTCGTATTCGGCATTTAATTCCTCTAAGCACTCTGAGCATAGACTCTCTGGTAAAGACTCCTTAGGACGTTCCATTTTGTCTGCAAAATAACCTTCAATAGAGAATCCTTTTACTTCACCTGACTTAACTTGCTCCCAAACGTCATCGTTATTGACCTTTACAGATACCATCCAAGTACCTACAGGTAAATTAAAGTCATACTTTCTTGATTTGTCTTTATCTTCATCTTCTATAATCCAAGATTCAACTACAGACATACCGTTAAGTTCAACTTGATGCTCTAGTGTACTATTATTCTGATTACCATTCATTAAAAACAGTTCAGAAGCTCTTCTAACAGTATCTTCAGAGAAGAATATGTAATATTCCTCTTCACCACTATTTCTATATATCTTTTTGTTGGGTATTAAGGCTGCACCCATCAAGATTCTTTTCTCTTTATCTACCTCAGCAAGTTTCACTTCTTTATGCTCCTTTAGAGCGATAAAATCCTCTTCTATAGCAGGATTCTCGACAACTGAGATAGCTTCAATACCACTAAACTCGTTCTCTTCGTCAATAATAAGTTCTATAATGCGTTCCATATATAATTAACTATTTTGATTGTATTCGTTTTAAATTTAACCTAATGCACTTGTACCTGTAATCGTTCTGTCAAGGTCGTTAGCGTTCTTAATATCCTTATGAACTACAAATGCTCTTAATGGTTGTGTTTGCTGCTTACTAACTGATTGAGCTAACTGTGATTCAGGTGATGCTCCAACTACATTAAAGTCTGGTGCTTCAACACCAACTCCACCACCTCCACCGCCAGTAGAAGGTGCGCCTAGTGCAGCCAATGAGGATTGTGCCTTTTTTCTAGCTGCCAATATAGAAGCTAAAGCACCACCTATCGTCAATAGAAATGTAGGTAGTCCCAGTGGTCCTAGTGCGGACATAAAAGCACCTAAAGACATATTTGCTTTACCTATCTGAGCTACTCCTTCAAGTGCTATTTGTTCGGCTGTTGCTACCTTATTAGCTACAGCAGTTTGAGCAATCCTTATTTGTTCTGCTGCAAAGAATTTAGCTTTCATTATTTCTTCCGCTATAAACATAGACTGCTTGATAGTAAATAAATCCCTTTCTAGCTTTATTTTTTTCTCTTGAGCTTTTATCTCTCTTTTTTCTATATCAGCAATAGCCTTTTTCTGCTGTGCAGCACTTAGATTTCCAGAATTAAGTATGTAATCTCTCTCCCTAGCTAATGCCTCCATTCTAGCATCACTAAAAGACAAAAATACACCTCCAACATCTCGAAGTGATTGCTGACCTGCCTTAAATAGTTCAGACACATCCTGAGCTTCACTTCTTATTGACTTAATAAAAGCCTTCAGTGAATCTAAATTTTTCTGAACCCACTCATCGTACTTTTCACCTATAAAAAAAAGTTCATCAACACCTCTTTGTGCAGATTCTTTTAATGAATTGGGAAGGTCAGAACCAACTCCAAACAATTCCAAAATCTTCTCTTTTCTTCTTTTTGCCCCTCTACCACTTTCTTTTGTGTTAAACAGTAAATCGACTAAATCTTCGTCTACAAGAATATTCTTTAAAATATCTATTTCTTTCTCGAAATCTTCCCTTTGTGATGTGTATTTATCTCTGACGGTTTGTATTGCTTCATCTGTCGAAACAACTACAGCCTTAAACAATGCACTTTGAGCTGCTTGTTGTCTGTTTTGAGATGCTAATAATCTCTGCTCCTCCCTTTTAGCTCTACCCTCTTCTAATTTATCTATTTCTTTTTGTTCCTCTATTCTAGCCCTAGACATTTCGGAGTATATCTTCTCCATTTCTCCCTGTATTGCTGTAGCTTTGGCTAAACGGACTAAAGCCAATATCTTATTATCTATTTGTCTTATGGATTCCTCTGTTAATCTACCATTTTCACCAATACTTAAATTGAGGTCTTGATATTTTTTATTAGCAGCTTCGACTGCATCAGACAATTCTTTATTTGACATGGTGTTGTCATCAACAACATCTCTCAATATCTTTAAATCAGAACCTGCCTTGCCTATAGAGTCAGAAAAACCTTTAGTTGAACTTTCTGCTTTTTTAGACTGCATGTCAAATCTCTCTAGTAACATAATCACAAATTGAAATGCTAATATGAACCCAAGAGGACCTCTTAACTGTTTAACTAATATTGATATTGCTTTTCCAAAACCATTTGCTTTAGCTGTTAAAGTAATAAAAAGTGTAGACAACTGAGATAAGTTGTTTGCAACACCTCTAATTCCATAGTTCCAATCAGATATAGTTCTACCAAGTTCAGTCAATGTCGCTCCTGCTAATCCAGATGTAGCAATCATACTCTTTTGAGCTGTAGTGGCTTTGCTAGTTGCTAATGCCTGAGCTTCTAAATCAAGATTAACTTTCTTGATAGCGTTATCCATCTTGACAAACCCCTTAGTAAGACCATCAACTTTTACTTTACCCTTGTCATTTATCTCAATGGTGTAGGTGAGTTTCTTAATATTATCAGCCATTGCTTCTTCTTTTAACGGATTCTTTTAATTCTTTTATGTTTAATGGAGCTTGGTATTTACCCTTAGCTATATCTATAAGAGGGTCAACTCCATATAAATCACCTGCCTTTAATAAGTCTATCACTTCTCTAATCATCCTACTATCTCATTTGAAAATATGTTTAACAATTCTATCTCAGATTCACCAGTCATTAAGTCTGTTGTTATTGAATTTATCCTGAATATCTTATCCTGTATCTTAATCTGGTCATTTAATCTATAGTTAATCACAATGTTAGGAGGTAAGAATGCTTTTACCTTAAACATTCTTTTGAGTGGATTAAACACACTCTCTACATAAGACCTGTAGAATACATAGTACAATGACTGAGATTCTAAATCTTCGTATGGTTCTTCCATTTCGGAATAATTCAAACCTTGCCATTCATCAACTTCAGCATCAAAATTTAAGGAGTAAGATGGTGGTGTAGTGGAATTACCGTCTTCATTACTATTGGATGGTCTCCAATATGAAGATATTCCCTCACCTGCACTATCATATGGTGCTGTAACCCAATTTATTTTTTTAAGTGTACCAGTTTGTTCAGGTATTGCATAAAATAATAATGGAGCTATGGTTGTTGAATCGTAATCACCAATAGGAGGTGTTTGAGGAGATGATGTTGAATTTCCTTGAGTGTAGTCAAAATCACCAGTTGCACAATATCCCCAAGCGATTGAGGTGTCTCTAGTGTCTGTATATGTTGTAGTGTTTAAATCTAATAACCTTTCGTATTTAAAATGAGAGAATGGTAAGGAGATATCATATTTAGTGCCTCTATCAATAGGTATTTCACCTGTTATTGGGTCTCTCAAGCCATCCCTAACATTAAATTCAGCATCACCAAAAACCTCATTGAATTGCTCAAGGTGATTCTCCATTAAAACCGTATCATTCTCTTGATAATTAAAGTTGATATCCGTAAAAGGTAGTACTGAATCCACCGTATGCTCTGAAGAGTCAACATATTTATCTAAATCTATCAAGCCACCTAACCTATTATTTACAGCGTCTAAGTAATAGTTATCTAAAGTATCAACGTATATCTTACCGTAATCATCATCATTTAAATCATCTATAAAGTATGCTGTTAGATTAAACATCTTAAATAAACCAGTAAGAAAGTCGATAACCTTCATTTTAGGTAATACATTGAACTGAGTTGATAATAAATCTATTGAAAAAGATAATGTTTGACTAGATATATCATATTTCTCTGTCTCTGTTATCAATGTTCCATTAGGTGCTTTCTTAAGTTCTATAGTAGAATCAAACACTAATGGGTTATTAGATGAGTATTTTATTTTAAATCTCTTTACAGTTCCGTCCGCAACATTTGTGTCCATTGCAACAATACCATCAACTGTAGTTCCTCCAACATATTCTTCACTATTTATCTCATAAAAATCACCTCCAGATATCTTGTCACCGTTAGAATCAACCTCAGTGAATGATATTGTGAATAAAGCACCTTGAGTTCCAATGTCCGTTGATATCGTTATAAAGTAAGCAGGAGCTGAACCAGTCTTTGTAAATTCAACAATTCCATTTTCAAAGGTCGCTTCTGTTATTTGGTCAGATGAACCATCATATGTATATCCATCGCAATCAAAAGTGAAGTTTTCTATCTTTGAATCATCCTGACTATCAAATTCATCCTTAACACCATTAATCCACATATAAAGATTGTAGAATGCAGGACTCTTGGGGTTATAAGGGGCATCTGCCTCTAATTCTGCATTAAAAAAGTCCTTAGTGAAGGATATTCCATATTTATCCTCTATTGCCTCTATTATATGAGAGGCTCTAATTGCAGGCTTTAGGTCAGTGTACTCTAAGCCTCTTATAGCACTAGCATCGGAAGCGTTGTGATATAAATTTCCGCTAGTATCATCATTAAAAGGAAAACTACCAGAATGATAAAATAATCGCTTCTTAGATGTTATAAGTGGATATATTATAGAATCCGTTTGACCATTCAGGTCTAGTCCATTAACAAAACCATCTTTCACGACTGTGTCATTATATTCGTGATTATAATTCTGCAAATAACTTAAATCAGTTAATTCATCATCTCCAAGCAAATCCTTTAATGATACAGTTTTTCCATAGAAAACTATCTCATAAGCATAGGCTTTATTATTCTTCATCTTCACACTATTCAAGAATATCTTACCTTCCCTGAACGGTGCGTAATTTATATGTAGCTTGGCTTTTTTCTTCTTCCTTGCATCAAAAGCATTACCAGTTATATTGAAGTTGTAGAAGTGTCTAAAGACCTTGTTGTTAGTCTCTGATGCAGGTACTGAAAATGTCTGAGAGTAGTCAGTGAATACCTTACCTATATCTTTAACATCCTGTATAGTTGACGTAAGCTGTATTGTCTCATCGTCAAACATATCAATAAGTACCTCATCACCTTTATAATCCTCAATATATAACTGAAGTCTCTGCATTATCTAACTGAGTTTAGTTCACTAAAAGCATAATCAAATCTCACTGTAAAGTTGAGTAATTTCTCGTATCTCTCGTTCTTGTAGTCTATAGTATTGTCCGAAGGTGTCACTGGATAAACCTTATTATCTTCGTGAATCCAAACGTATTCAGATTGCATCATTTGCTGCACAACCTCATTATATTCTTCACAAACAAACCCTGTGTTTAGTACTAAGGACTTTTCAGACTCTAAGTTATGAACCCTGTTTGTTGGGCTGTAAGTTGGATAGAATTTACTGGTTGCAGTAGATTGAATCGTGTTTATCTTGTATTGCTCTCTAGTAATATTTGCACTCTCTTTTCTTCTACCAAAGAACCATATATCTTGCAAAGCACCGAACTTATTTAAGAATGTAACTTT